TCTTAGTGTAGTTTTCTTCGCCAAGATTACTAAACACAAGGTCGTTTGTAACTTCATCTCTATTTACGCACATGCATCTCATATAATCTATAGCCTGCTCTTCAGTCTTAGCTATTCTATTATCGAGGTACGGTATATGCCACTTTGCTTCCCATTCAGAGAGCGAAGCCAAAGAATGTTCCATATAAAGCACATTAGTGCCTGTATTGAAACTGATGAACTTACAGTTTCGCTCGTCAAAGAATTCCATGAATTCCGGTATCTTAATCCTAAGCATAATTACTTGGTAGTTTTCTTCGTTGTCTTCTTTGTAACCTTCTTCACAACGTCAGCCATATTCTCATCAGTGATTGATGCCTGAATCTCAGCCGGCATAATTGATCTGAAGAAGTTAATAGCAGCCTTATCATCAGAAAGAAGCTCTGTAATAAGTTCGTCATACATAGCTGACTGTAAGAACTTATTAGACATCTCTTCAGACTTCATGAAGCTTTCTCCATCATCACTCTTCTCACCATATGACATCTTGATAAGCTCGGTGAAGGTGTCAAATATCAATTTATTATCTGTGGATGTAGCGGCTAACTCCATACGCTCCTGCCATCCGGTTGCCTGCATCTTAATAAGATCTCCCTTGGAAAGATTGAAGTAGCAGACCTTTGTTCTCTCATTTCCATTAAAATCTGTAAATTTAATCTCTTTTGTTAACATCTCTTATCCTCCTATATAAGAAAAAAAAAAGAGGCCCTGAATTTAATCAAGGCCTCCGTGTAGTAATGTGTAGTAGCGGGATTTACTCCCATTTTGAATTTTCCGGCTATTAACCTTCAGCAATAATTGTTAAAATCTCTGCAGGAAGAGGAAGTCTAGGTTCAGTATTCTCTGTTCCATAAAGAGCATTCTCAATTGCTGTAAGCTGCGCCTGTGTAACCTTTGTCGAGTCAATTTCAAGTGTAGAAGTAGGCTTGTACTCTACGCCGGCGATCTTTCCGATTGGTGTAGGAACTGTAGAAATTTCCCAACTCATAGCCTCAAGATCTCTCGACTCATTAATTGTTCCATGGCTCTTGGAAGATGGAGCTGCTGTAGCACCATATACAAGGTGAATTACATAACCATGCTTATCAAGCTCGGTATCATTACCAAGAATTGTTCTATAAGCAAAACCGAAAGTCTTTCTTTCCTGCTGACCAATTCTGATACCGGTAGCGATCTCTGCTGAGCCATCGCAATCTGCAAACTCATCAGGATATGTATAAGCCTCAATTGTTCCCTTATAGTTCTCAACACCTCTAAGGCTCATATACTTGCTGTTGTTCGCATAGAAATCGTTCTTATCAGCACCATCAGGTGACTCATCAACCTTTGTTAAGCCATTCCAAGCAACACCCTTAGAATATGCTCCGTTTACCATTGGGTATAAAACACCCTTGTCGACACCGGCAGTATACTTCTTCTGACCGGTCTGATCCCATAAAAGTTCAGGCATCTTGTGTCCTCCTTAATAAACTAAACTGTATGTTTCATGATACAGATCATCCGCGATGTAACGATTTTCAACTCCTATTCTTGGGCCAAAATGCTTAATCATAGCTAGTCCTATCTCGTCATCATCCGGATCTTCTGTAATTACAACTATTTCATACCGGTCGAGCACACGATAAAAACTGTTATTAGCTTTTACCATCTGACGGCCAGTTTTTCTGTATCGAATGCATGGATATTTCATATGCATTGACGCAGGAGGCTGAAAATATACTCTATTCTCATCGCCGAGGACACCACAAAGTTCCTCATGTAGTTCAAGTCTACTTGCCATTGTATACGCCTCCTAACGTCAACTTTAGTACTGGTGGATCATTAGCATCTATACTAGCGACCTTCCACTTAGCACCCATGTATTCAATGTATCTGACAGCAGCAATATTATTATTAAAAAACGCATCTGCAACTATGTGGATCTCTGACGCCATCGTCATTTCCTCATTTGTAGTTGTAGATACGCTGGAACTATGTCTAAATATCTTGTAAACTTCGCCGCCATATTCTTTTCGCACCATATTATTCTTGGTGGAATAGACGCCTGGTGCAGTCTGAACTGGAATGGCAAATCCTACAAAACCATGATACTTTTCCATAACATTTCTCCTGTCATTTTGAAATTTCGGCTATTAGCCGTTAGCAGCAACCTTAAGAACAACTGCAGAATATGGTCTTGTAAGAGCTGCAGACTGACGTTCCTCGATTAAGTACTTCTGTCTGTTGTAGTCGATATCGAAATCATCGAACATTGACTGCTTACCAGCGTCCTTCTGACCTACAGAGTAGTCTGCAAGGTCTACGATAACGCCATAAATACCGGTAGGAATCATAGAAGCAGGAACCTTAACAATCTCATTAACACCCATAGCAGATGCTAAGTCTGTAAGATTCTTGTAAAGTCTATGGCCAAACTGATCTTCCATAAGAAGCATTCTTGTAACCTGCTTCTGCTCAAGGAATGCAGTTGTATTACCAGAACCCTGATAATCATCCTGCCCAAGAACTGCGTGACGAATAAGAGCATGCTCAAGAGTCTCATTAGCCTCAAGAGTTACTTCGTGCTTAATTGCAAAGAGATCCTCATCCTTAACGATAGGAATAATCTTTGTCTCATCGACCTTATCCTCATCGGAAGCCTGTCTTCCATCACCAAAGATGTAAGCACGAGCCTTCTCTTCCTTAAGCTTCTGCTTCATCTCAGCCTTAATCCACGGTACTACATCAAATGATGCGTCGATAAGATCGTCACGATCAAACTTCTGCTTCTTGTAGATGGTCGTAGGCGCAATAGATCTCTTTAAGAGGGAGATTACCTCTTCCTTCTTCATGTGGCCCTTAATATAACCCTTAGCTCTTGCTTCATCGGCAGTAATGTCTGCGAACATCATTCTGATCTTAGCGAATGGTGTGTGATGAACGCCATTGATTACCTTATCTACCCAGCCGAGAGGGTGAATATTAATCCACTGCGGCTTATCATAGATGTCATGAGGATCCGGCTCTAACCAGTTAATTCCCTTAATACCATAAGTATCAGTTAAATCTGCTGTTGACTCTACTGCGTCGTGAGCAAGGTATACACCGTCATAATCATCAAACTCGCTCATCTGGATTTCAACGGCCTTCTTTAAAGAGCCGTAAGTTTCAGCATTCTTAAATGCCTCATCGAGAGCTGCATGCATGAGCTCACCGTTACCATAACCGTATGATTCTTCATCAAATGCGTTGTGCTTCATATCTTCTCCTTCATCATAATCGTCGTAGTCGTCTTCGTCATAATCATCGTCGTAGTCGTCTTCGTCGTAGTCGTCTTCGTCGTAGTCGTCTTCGTCGTAATTATCGTCGTAGTCGTCTTCGTCGTAATCACTTTCGTACTGATCCTGAATTGCATTTACAAGATCAAGTACTGCTTCCTTCTGCTCATCGTCCATATCTTCAATGATTTCGGCTGTTGAGCGAGGCTCGTCATAATACTCGTCGTACATATTACTCTCCTCTTCATTATAATTTGACGAATGACATAATACCGAGATTTCTTCGCCAGAATATATAATTCCAGAATCCGGAGAATATGTACATTCACCATTTGCTCCATGTGCTAATACCTGGTCTATAACAGCACCTTCATTAGCGCCAGCCAAAACAAGACTCAGTTCTCTTATAATGCCGTGGTAAACATTACCAGCAGATTCCTGAAGCTTGTTGGCATATATGCTAAGCTGATCCAAAGAGCCATTAACAACCCTCTGTTTAGCAGCCTGGCCTTCTCTTGACTTGTCAAACACGCCATATGCGCGAACACCTACGCCTGGTATTTCCTTAAGTAAGGCATGTCCTAAGACATTATCAACACCATCGTGCTGGTGATTCCACACAAGCGGCACAGTCTTTCCGTCATCATCTACGAAAGCATCATCCATAATAGTACGGCCATCCGCACAATGGATGTTATACTTTGTAGCCCATCCGACGAAATCCCACTTTTGCTTTTTACGCTTCATTTTGAAATTTCCTTTCTTTGTTAGCCTTCTGGCGGCATTTCCTCTATTCCAGGATCATTACCGCCCTGTGCCATAGGAAGTTCCTGATCCTCCATAGGCATGTTAGGATTAAATAACATGTCAGATGTTGGATCATCATTCGGCTTAAGACCGAATAATGCACGAGTTTCGTTTCTCGTAATGACTCCGTTTCTATTAAACGAATCTACGAACTTAGCAATTTCGTTCATAGGTAACAGCTTAAATGAATCACGGAAGTACATAATTGACTGTCCCTCAAAGAGTCCAGCCCTTGTAATAAATTTTCTTCGGCATTCCTCTACAATTGCTCTAATAATAGGCTCAATAGTCCTTGAGAAGTAATTGTTCATCGTATCAGGGTTTGCCGAGCCATCCATGATCTCCTTAGTAATACAAAGTTCACTAAGAAGTTGCTCACGAAGCTCTTTAATCTGTGGTAACAACTGATTCTCTAAAGGTCTACTAAGAGGAATTGCCTTTTCTGTTGCATCTGTGAATGCTATTCCAAGCGGAGAATTCTTGAGGTCTCTTTCAAGTTCCTTCATTCGTTCTTTCGCCTGTTTTTTACGATTCTCAGTTCGCACAGTGTAAGGTAATTGCAAGAGTAGATCCAAACGCTGCGAATATGCTGTATCATCGGCATTATCCAACAATCTAAGTTTTCTGATCAAACGCTGCATCGTTGAATTCGGCTGATTCATGACAGAATAAAAAGGATTCTCAATGATAGCCACACACGATTTCGGCATGATTATCGATTGACGAATCCCTTTCTTATCATTGTATACAGATACTCGTACTTTATCCGGATACCACTCTTCTATTTTTCCAGTTCTGAGAGTATTAATGTTAAACTCATCGTCATCCGGAAAGCTGTCGCTTAGATCTTCTTCTTTACTAAGCGGACGTGGTCTTGCAAAATCAAAGGCTGCACTTCGGAACGTTTTAGGATCGCCCCATGTGTCAATAGGCACTAAAGCTACGTAGCCCTCATCAAGCATTGACATAATTGCATCTCTTATAAAATCCGTACCGGTCTGATCAATATTAGCTGAATATTTTAAGCAATTATTTAAACCGCTATGTTTATCGGCTAAATATCTATCGCTTTCATCCAACTGGACATGACGAATATTTATAGATGATGCATCTACTGCAATTCTTGCCATTACAGAAACCAACATAGATCGTTCATTTCTTACACTGGCATGTATTCTAGATGGGTTTGGACCCATATCAGAATATCCATAACTATTTCTAGGAGGACCCTGTTCACGATTCGTAAATGCATTCCAGGCATTTTGAAATCTGGTAACTATTGACATAAGTTTCTCCTAATTAAACCTAATATTTCGGTTTCCTCTTACGTGATACTATCTTATTATGTTCATATTTAGTGCGACGTCTTCCTCTCTCATTAGCTGCTGCTATATCGTAGCCTTTCTTCTTATTGTCTAAGAATTCCTGCTTTCTTCTGGCTTCTGAAGCTGCTGCACGAGCTGCCTGATAACCAGATTTTTTCTTATCTAAGAATTCCTGTTTTCTTTTAGCCTCTGAAGCTGCTCTACGAGCTGCCTGATAACCAGATTTTTTCTTATCTAAGAATTCCTGTTTTCTTTTAGCTTCTGACTGGGCTCTCTTAATTCCCTGATTCTTTCTCTCTAAGAATTCCTGCTTTCTTCTTGCTTCTGATGCTGCTCTTCTAGCTGTCTGATAGCCCTCTTCTTTTCTCTTAAGGAATGGATCTGCATTGATTCTAGCTCTATGTCTTTCGGCCTTTAACTGTGCCGCCTGGACTTTTCCTCTGCTGGTCATGCGCTCATACTCACGCTGCTTTGCTAATGCATCCTGATGCTTCTTATATCTTTCTGCATTTGCACGTCTCTGCAATTCAGAAGTATATGATCTTCCTCTCTCCTGAGCTGCTGCAGCATTCTTAGTAGCTCTTCTCTTATTTAAATATCCTTCAGCTGCTCCTCTAGCCTGATCATAACCGGACTTAATGCCAGCTGCTGCTCTCTTAACATACGGCGATGCTAAAGCCTTAGCTGCTCCGAGCTGCCCATAACCCTTAAGCTGAGCTGTTCTCTTAATGCCGCGCATATTAGCTCTTAATCCATTAGCACGTGCGTGTGCCTTTGCATATAATTTGTTATACTCTTCTCTCGTTAACTGGCGTCCGTATTTAAGCTTATCCTTGGCCCACTGCATGCCTGGCACGCCAAAGTGATATAATTCGCCATTTGTCTTAATTATGTAACCCATAAACGTTACTCCTTTGTTTCTTTTAAAATATGCATAAGCGGAAAGTCAATGCTTGCTGTCTCTTCAATGATGTCTATTAGATTGCCTAAATTCTGGTCTCGTCTGTGTAAGTCTAACAATCTCTACTAATGCATTAACTCTCCGCTTAAGTATCCGGTATTATTTATTATCTTTCTTAATTCCCTTGAGCATATCAATAATTGATCTAATATTGTTTGCTGTTAATTTTGTATTAGCATATGCCTTATTAATGCTTTGCATATCGCCATTATATACGCTCAATATTTCCATCAACTTTCTCCAAGTAGATTTCTTCTTGGTGGCATTACTTAAATTCTGTTCGGCGTTTAATCTACTTATTAACTCATTAATTTCTTTAGTAGATAATTCTGATGGGTCTCTGTGTAAATTTGTAACACCCTTTATAAAATCATCTGAAAACTGCGGGCTTCTTGGCTCTCCAACGCCGTATCTCTCTCTGCCTTCCTCGGTAAGTGACCCATCTGGATTCTGGAATCTTCTAACACCCCAATGCATATCTTTAATGCCATAATGTTTAAGGGAGTTATGATTCTCCTGTAGGTTTTGTATAATTTTCTCGTACATACAAAATATACTCCAATTCATCTAATTTGGACTTGCATGACTCCAGCATAGAAGATCCTTGCGGAGGATTAAAGCCCATTCGAGTCTTAAGATAAATATACTCAATAATAGAATGCTTACGATTATCATCACCAACGAACTGATCCCAGGTCTCTTCATTACCTGTGATTACAAAATCGCTGTCGTATTGATAACCTAATTCTTTGAGCCTATCTATCGCGCCATTTATTAATATTGTAAGATCCATATCATAAAAGGTATCTTCAGCATTAATATTAAGCATCTTCTTTACTGTGTTTAATATACTGTCCATACTTAAATATCCTCTTATTCAAATGAGAGATACTCCTTAAGAGCATAAGCTTCTAATTGTCCATCAATAAGACAGTAAGCCCAATCACTTTTATTCTCATTTTGAATTATTTCAACTTTTGTGCCTGCCGGAAGAACTATCTCTACATCTGAGCCAGGAATTGGCCGCTTTCTAAAGTTTAAGTAATTGCAATTACTTACAACTGCATACTTCTGCTTCTTCGGTTTCTCTACCGGCTCTTCTTCCATTGTCTCAACTACTTCATCAAGTACTTCTTCGGCAGCAACTTCTTTTGTTCTCTTTGCCATTTTTCTACCTCCAAGGTATTGTGTCGTTGGGGGTTCTCTCAACCAACGTTATCTCTTCGATATTCTTATCGCTACCGTAGTGTATAATGTTATGCGTTCTTAAAGACACACATACAAGGTTATTAAGATCAAACACTTCGGCGGAGCGATTAAGTACCTGCTCTTTTGTAACAGGATTTATATGATGGACTATAATTCCATCTGGTATTTCATGGCCCGGAAAGGCCAAGTCTCGTCCTTCGTCCCTAAGTATAACGGTATCTCTTACACGCTTCCACTCCGGAGACTTGTACAGCATCTGATTGAGGTATCTACCGCCACCAAATGTGTCGATTCCAACCTGACTATTCGTCATGAGATATTCTATCCTCTTTTCGAATGTCTTAATCTGCATCATTTCTTGGTAGCTCTTCATTAGATTCACCTCGATACAACATCATTGCCTCCATAGCTTGCTTGTATGCTTCTTCGGTAGACTTCATCGCCTGTAAGCTTTCAATCTTAGCCTTCAATAAGAGATTCTCATTCTCTAACTTCTGACGTTCAAGTTCTGCAGTAGCGCTTCCTAGTTTTAAGAAATGTGCTATGAGCTGAGAACTTGCTGTGCCGTCCTTCAACTTTGACTCTGCAAGATCCATAGCATAGGCGACCATCTGCTTTTCTCTACCTTCAACCGTTATGGCAGGTTTTAAACGGACTTTTGCATCTGATTTCTTTGGCATAATCCTTCTATCACCTTTCATAAAAGTATTAAAAGCACTTATTAGTTTTGCAGTGCTATTTAAAACTCTGTATTCGTATAAAGGAGACAATAAACTACATGTACATTTGGTGGACTTGTTTAAATAGCACTGCAAAATTAATAAGCTATGCTGCTGAGTGATACAACATCTTGAGGTTATGTACCTCGGTCATGTTCTCGTTGTAACTTTCCATAATATCTTTATACATATCTGCATGACAAAGATCGTCTTCGGAAATTTTAGTGAACATGTTGGCTAATGCATTTGCATGCTCGGCTTCCATATCACTCATTTTATAAAACTTATAAGCCATATCTGGGTGCATGCTTTTAAGTTTTACAGCTTTACTCATATAATCTTTTGCGCCATCTAGCTCATCTAAAATATGATCGCGTAAATACTTACATAATTCATGATGAGCTGTGTTACTGTTATCGGCTTTGGCCATAACTGGCTGTGTAACATCATTTACTTCGTCACCTGTAATCATCTTTAGTTAGG